ACTATATTTGAAGCCGGGAGTGCATCCGTCATCGCCGATCACGGTATTTTGATTTGGCATTATCTATAGGCCCCTCTCGGTCCATATAAATGCGGCCACGCCAACGCTCTGAAACTACTGCTCGCTTTGGCTCGACGCAGGAATAGGATTGCGTGTCGATCAGCATCCCTCGCATGCCTCAATCCACCGTATTGATCATACATCCTCCATTCTTTGAGCCTGTCATCGGTACAAATTGTTTTAGCGTCGGCGGCTGATTGGACATGGTAATCCCGCCCGGCAAGCCACATCGCATATCCAACGCCTGATGTTACCCTAACTGGACTGAGAAGTTCTCTGTCCATCCTGAATGTTCGGAGTGTGAAATCTTCAACCACCACTGCAGCGACAGGCCACGCTTTAATAAACTCGGCCAGATCATAAACCCCTGAAAATTCCCCATCAGTACTAATACCATTATGTAATGAGGTGTGCAGATTGCCTCTGCGGCTACCGCAGTCGACCTGTCCGTGCATGTGATTGAATATATTATCCAGAAAATCGGCATTGGACTGCACCAGCGATTCTGGATGGACGCTGATTAGTGACCACCCTGTTGTGCCTCCTGGGTCTAAGGCGATCACGGTCGTTTCGCCATATGTGATCTCACTGTCCTTGATGTAACCTTTGCGACGCCGCCGAAACTTGGTGATGTCAACCGTAGCAATGCCCCTCATGGGCAAAGTCTCCATGGCGCCTCCATACGGTACTACTGGCGCACTCTCGCGGCAGCAGGGTCCAACATCCATTCCCGATCATCAATGATCTTGTGCCAACTGCTGGATGGTATATTCCCAGCGGCTGCTTCTTGCACGCGACCTCGAATATTGCAGTGACGATCAATGTCACTCAGGAACTGGCATGAACCTTTCTGGTAACAGATCGGCTTAAAGATTTTGCTTAGCTCATTGAATTGCCATGCGCTATCTCTTGGTTCTTCCCAGCTATATTTATCGCCGGTGAATGCCAATTGATAACTTTGTGTTTCACCATACTCACGTATGGCCTCCATCATCTTCATCCATACAAGTCGCCACTCAAATTGGGCTTGAGTACAGAGACGTAGACCGGAGTGTTCCAGCAATCCTCGCAAGCTAGTGTTGTAGTTAATGCGTGTAAGCAGATTCGTTGGCAACAATCCTCTGGCGTCTTCAGCGGGCATACCGGAGTTGACAAGGTGGAGGTAGGCTTGTTCAATGTGATCTACGCACTCATCCCATACATTGCGTTGCCATTCCAATTTGTCACGTTCTGCTCCTTTTGGCTCATTGCCCTTGGTTTCCCAGAGGCTGGGCGGGTAGCCAACTGGTACATCTTCCTTCACAGCAAACCGTGTCGACTCTTGCGTATACGTAGCCGTACGCTGACGTACCATTTGGTGGGTGAATCCGCGTGTGACGCCCGATATGATGAAAGCAAAATTAACAAACTCAAGCGGCGCAGCGAGCGCATTCTTTTGAGTTTGCTCTAAATAATAACGTCGTTGTTCATCAGTAATCTCTGCTAAACTATTTACGCTTTTACCTTCATACATTAATGCAGCTGCAGCTATAGACCCTAATGGATCATTATTACAACTAAGTAAATGTACTTCTGGCCCTTTATTTACATCTATAGGTTTCGCAGAATACATCGCAACATCTGACCATTTTTGAATATCTTTAGTCATTGACCTTAACCCTCCCGTTAAGATGTCGCCTACAAGTACATCCAGGTTTACATTTACGACTACCGTTGCCTCTATGTTTACCACAATTACAGCCTGGCTTGCATGGAGTTCTATCATATTGACCATTTGAGTGTCTGCCACAAGTACAACCTACTTCACATGGCTTAGATTTGGGCGGGTCATAATATTGATGACAACTTCTACATCTAGGTTGAAAATGTTCATCTTTTGACCCATCAGCATCATGAATTTGCGACCATTCATAAGCTTTTTTGCCACAATCTACACAATCATAAAGTTTTGCATTCCCGCAATTTTCCCTAACCATACCGTGGTTAATAAAGTATTGTCTATCAGTTGGAAGAACCATCTTTCATTTTTCCTATCCTTGCGGTTGCCTCTGCCCAGACAAATGTAGCCATTCTTTATTCCTAAGTTCCTCGACAGGAACGACTATACACTCTGTTGGGTTATCGCTTAGCATTACAGTCATTATCTCTGGCTCTACGCCAATAGATGCCAATGCTTTAAGCACAGGAACGTATTCCTGGTCGCCTCTCGCGCCTCTGAGCATCTGGGCAAGCTTACCAAATGCTTCAAATTGTTCTGGCGTAGGTGTCCCGCCCTGCTGGAACGGGCGCGTGTTTCCATCCATTTTTCCTCGCTTAGTCAAGTTCTATTGCATACATTTCATTGGTTTGGATAAAGACGCCAAACCCTTCTCGTTTGCGTCCTTGTACTATAACCGCATCTTTGCCTCCTAGTCGAATTGACTCAAGCTTCTGGGCAAATTTTGGATAACGCCATCGATCAAATCGTAAGTAAACCTCCTCATCACCGTCATCAATACATTTGAGTGTACAGCTTTTCTTCAGGTCTGGGTCTTTGACAGTCGCTAAGATTTCCTCGACTGACTTACCTGTCCTGGCCCTCTCATCTTCGATTAAGTCTTTGTACTCACGGGTCACCGGGATGCCTACCCAAGTTACCGTATGATTGCCTTTCTTGGGCAACGTATCACTAGTGTGTGTTGGTGTCGGTAAATACCATGGATTACCAGGCCGAAGATTCTGGCGAAGCTCGGCCATCACGCGGCCTATGTATAGGAGATTAAACGGGTCAGGGTCTGCTGCAAAGCAACTGATGCGATCAGAGGTCTTTTCTCCAATACCTTTAATCGCAATAAGGTCTCTCCAAGTAATATCACCTGATTGTTCTTGGATCCAGTCCACAATAGACCGACTAAGCACTGGCCCAATCTTGGCGATTTGCAGAAAACCGGCCATGACTGAACCGTCTGGTTGGGCAGTCCAAGTTGTACCTGCAGACTTGATTTCCATTGGGGAAAGGCCGATGCCGTGTCGCTCAGCGTCTTTGAGAAGTCTATTTCTCTTAACTTCATCAGATGTCTTCCTCAATTGTGCGGCATAGAACGCAGTCGCGTGGTGTTGCTTGAGCCACTGTTGCCAGAAAGCCAGCATTGAATAGGAAATACAATGGGCAATATTGAAACTGTAAGTCGCAGAAGTCGCCATGAACCGCCAGATACGTCTGGCCTGTTCTGACGTACAGCCGTGCACGGCACATGCGTTCTCCTCAAATTCAGAATACATCGTCTCAAATTGAGCTTCGCCAAGCTTCTGTGAAATGATCTGGCGAATCGCATGTACACGCGTCATTGGAAACCCGCCAAGTTCGCGGATGATCCTCAGGACTTGCTCTTGATAGACAATCTGCCCGTAGGTCCAACTTGTATATTCATCCACGATGGGGTGGTAATGCTCAATTTCTTTTCGCCCATGCTTAATGTCAATATACGCCGCCGCCATCCCAGAGAATAGCGGCCCAGGACGCGAAAGTGCATTAATATCAGCAAGGTGTTGGAAGTAGTCGGGCACCACGTCACGGCAAACCAACCGAGTGGCGCGACCTTCAAACTGAAATATTCCAATGACATCGTTTCGCTGGAATGCCTCAAGAGTTTTGGCGTCAGTGAGCGGAACACGATACAAATCCTCCAAGTCCATGTTGATGATCTCAAGTGCGTGTCGGATCATACCCATGGTAGTCAGACCTAGTATATCCTGTTTGAGCATCCCGAGGTACGCGGCATCCTTTTTGTCGTAGGCCACCACTGTTGCTTCTCTACCTGCGACGGTACGGGTATAAGTAGCACTGTAATGATTAATAGGTCGATTCGAGATAACCAAGCCAGCCGCGTGAACTCCCATAGATCGGTAATTGCCTTCGAGCCGTATGGCAGTTTTGAGGGCCGGAAAATGCTCCATAACGTCCTGCGCGGCGGGGAAGGTATCAAATGTGTCTTCAAGGGAATCGTTGACACGAGAGTCACCACCTGATCTTTCAATGATAAGATTCTTGATCTTATCGACTTCCCAGCTTGGGATGTTGTGCGCTCGCGCTACATCATCTAGGCTGTTTTTCCCCCGATACCGAGTAAAGTTTGCAATATTTCCAGTGTTTTCTGCACCGTATTTCCTGGCTGCGTATTCAAAGACTTCGTATCGTCTCTCATCGTCGAAGTCAAGGTCGATGTCAGGAGCTTCTTCTCGCGTCGGGTCAATGAAACGCTCAAATAGCATATGGGGGTGCTGAACGGGATCGACTTCGGTGATTCGCAGAAGGTAGCAAACAACCGAAGCCGCAGCTGAGCCACGGGCAGGTCCGACTGGAATTTTAGCATCTTTTGCCCATCGGACAATGTCGCTTGTGACCAAGAAATAATCACAGAACCCTTTTGATATGATGACATCTAGCTCAGCCTCCACTCGCTTGATATATTCTTTGGGATTCCTAACGATGTTGATATTTCTTGTGACCGTTATTCTGAATTCCCAACCGAAGTTCAGCCACTTTCTGAGCAATGAAATGGCTTCAGGCGATGATGCGGCCAAGGATGCGGCTTCAAGGCCGGTAGAGTAGAATCCACCTAACTGCGCAATTTTAGATTCTAAGGAATCTTTAGACATGGTGCCACGTCTTTCGCAAAAGAATCTTGCTTATACATGTTTGTGTTACGCTAAACATACATGCTAATTCTGTTTGACTATATAACTTGGTATCCAATAATCTTCTGATTTCAAGAACTTTATCTACAGTTAAAGTAGATGTGTTTACTTGTTCACCATTTCTAATGCCTGCTAGGCCATTGCTAATTCGATCTTTCCATTGATCGTTCATGTCATATTTAAAATGATGTGATCTACATCTTGGTCTATAGTTAATTGGATCATATTGATTAGTATTATGTTCATGACACCAGTCGTATGCAGGATTACCACAGTCTACGCATGGCCATAATTTAGCTGATCCAAATATCTTACATAAGCGTTTGTGAAACGCTACATATTCTGCTGTTCCCGGTTTCATTTCACCCATGCGACGTAATCCGCCTCACTGATCGGATATCTGAGCGGCTCCACCTTTGGTAATACCACATTACATCTAGCGGCAATACGCTCAGTATTCAATAACGCCTCGACTGCTGAGTATTCTTCTAGTCCGGTTCTGACCAAGCGATCGAATACTTCGTCATCGGACGTGGGAACGCTGAGATGGACATCGTACTCCCACGAAGCCTCCACTTGGGACACAGAAGAGCCACGGTGGGAAGCATGAAGAACCTTCTGTATCTCCGAGTCGGCAGGGCGTAGATAATGGCAATCACACGTTGCAACAAGAGAGATTCCTGTGTCTCCGGACAATCTCTCAAGAGCAGGATTAATGATACGAGTTCGCGCCAACCCAGGGAAACATTGTGTCTCAATGAAGTATCTATCTCCAAATACCGCTTTGTACCAGAGAGCAAGCCGACGGGCAGCAGCATAATCTTCCCTGGTATAGTAGAGCCGCTTGTCACCGTAATACTTTCCACCCAGCAGCGTGCACGATAATTGGGAATCGGCACATCCACTAAGGATGATAAGTCCTTCATTGTACCTCTCAAGATGCTTCAAGTAAACGGTTGGCCACTTGTAGAAGTCTCGCCATGACTGGCTAACCAGGCGATTCAGATTCTCCAAGCCTTTTTGGTTCATGGCCAGGACTATCTGATGACATTTGCGCAGTTCTTCCGGCGGGGCAATATAGATCTCACAGCCATAGATTGGCTTGATGCCGTACTTCTCACACGCCTTCTCTTGCTGAACACCTGATGAGCAATTGCCATGCTCAGTGAACGCAATAGCGGTCATACCAAGTTCAGCAGCGTACTCGACATGTTCGATAGGCAGCCCAAAACCGTCACCATACGAGAACGTCGTATGATGGTGCAAACTAACGTATCTCACTAGCAGCCTCTCTCTGCTGCTTATGCCACCTCTTTTTAGCCTCACTCATCCTGTTCCTCGCTATTATACTCCGTTCGACGCCGGAACGCGAGTGCGCTGATTTTGCTGCCCATTCAGGAGTCATATCGTATTTTGTATGGCAACTCTTACATCTTGGCCAGTAATTGTTGACATCCCATGGATCGGTATCATGCTCCCATGACCAATCGTGTGCCGGCTTGTCACAGTCGGTACATTGATAATCCTTAGCTCGACCAAATTTACATCGAACCAAGTAGTGAGCGCGGCTATATTCAGCGCCCTCAAGGGATTTGATGCTCATCCAGTTCCACCAGAATATTGAGGACGGTGCCGATCATGTCTTTAAGAATTTCACTAGGCTTCTCAAACTTGAGCTCGTGACCTTCCCAAAGGGATCTTTTGAGCTTAATCATCTTGCGCCACATATCGACAAACGGAGCGCGTGGCCCTAGGCCACCGCTGACTCCACCGTAGTCCTTCACCTTGGCGAGATACAACTCCAGAACTTTCGGAAGTATAGTCGTCATGATCTCCACGATCTTTTCATCGTCGGGCACATTCTCGATCCTGTACTCGAAGATGTGCTCGGCAAGCCGCTCAACCCAAACCACTGGATCGGTCGGGATTCTGGCCGGCGGGAGCCTCACATCATACATGGGTGGATCCTGTGCCTTACGCAGAATCTCGTCAGCCTGACTGGTGCTTGGCCCCCAAGGGCTATTGGAGTCACAACCGCCAGCCGCGATCTGCTTCGCGATCATGTGGTCTTCATCTGGATCTGGGATTATCTCAGCAACTACTTGCTCTGCGGGATCCATGTCCTTACCTCCTGTAGAATTGTTCGTTGAGCCTGGAATAAATCCATCGCTCTGTAATGCCAGTTGAGGTGCTTATTGTACGGCTGATCCCTCAACATCGTCCACAATCCTAGATCATTAGCCTGAATAATCATCTCGGGCAGATCATCCAAGACTGCGACGATACGTTCTTTGCCGACTTGCTTCACCAAGTCTCTGTACTTGTTCTCACCCCAAATCAAATGATCGTATTGGATCTTGTTTAGGCGTAACCAGTGTTGCGTATTAGGACTTTGAGTATCAAGCTTGAGATACGGCCTTGTGGTTGCCAACCAGAGTTCGGCCCCGGCTGCACGAAGTTCTCTGGAAAGTTCAGCGGCGCCAGGATAACAGGGCATGGATCTTTCAAGGCCACCTTGGCGGTATGCGAGCTTGCACTGTCGGTAAGTTGACTTGCTCGTCTGCATAAATCGATGAAGGGGCAATCCTGGGTTGATATCCTCGGGGTCGGGCATTGGGCGACCGTACCATCCAGCTGCAAAACGCAGAAAGTGACCATGGTAATCTCCTAAAGTACCATCGATGTCTAGGGCAACGACTGGGCCGTTACCATTATGCTTCATGACGGATAAGGCACCTTACTTGGATCCTCTCTGACGTAGATGCCTGATACTGTACTCTCGCCGCAGTAGCAGCACCTTTCCAGATCGGGATTGATTAATACGTGTGGCGATCTGCCTGGGTTACGAGTATTCCAACATGCTTCGCAAGAAGCCTGTGTCCAACTCATGCTCGTCCACCGATATCCCATCCACGTTCGTTGATCTTATGCCCATTACCAGTTTTGCCGTTCTTGATGTTCCAGCGACATACAGCTTCACCGGCGTATACCATTGATACGGCATGACATAGATCGACACACTCGTGAACCTTTACGCACTTTTGGCCATTGAAAACCGCAAGTTCATTCTTGAGGTCGATCTCATATGACTGAAGACCTTCGGCATAGATCATACCATCATCTTCATCTTCTTCCCACTTGAGTTCGAGGACTCCAGCCTCAGCTAATCGTGTCATTTTTGCATCCTCCAACTGGCATTCGATCCATCAAGCAGACTGGACAGAACGCCGGTGAATCTGGGTCATCAATGATTAGTTTATGCCCATCAATGTCCTTAGCGTGTAGCGGGCACCACGGGTCTGGGCAAATACAAGTCTCACTGAATCGTGTCAATTGCAAACACCTTCATCGCTTGGTAGAATACATCGCTGGTCAAGATGCCCTTCTCCCATGCACCATAGCGGCCAAGATGGACATAATGACCTGCTGCTACACTGTCGCACCGGAGTGGTTTCTCGACTATCACTGCTCCATTCCATGGTGGCCGCTCCCATAACTTAAAGTATGGCCACTCTAGTGTGGAGTGATTGAATATCTTCGCTGAACGATACCAATTACAAAGATCAGTACCATCACAGATGACTGTGAAATCTGGCTGACTTGCCAATCCGCCGTCTGGATCAGAATCGCCGAGCGCCCAAATCTTCGTTGACTCGAACACATCACCTTCAGCGGCCCAAATTTTGCGCGGGACAGTACTGACTACAAGATCGGCACCACGCAGCCCCTTCTCATAGTCGATGATCCACTCGGCTGTTTCTTTGCCTGCTAAGGCAAGATTACCTTTGGTTGGAATGATGTAGTCAATGATCGCTGACTCGTATTGCTTCCACAGCCACTCGTAGGCACGACGCAAATCCCAGGCGTTGTGATGCTCCAGAAAATCCTCGGGACTCACAGTTCCATCCCAACTATTGCCGTAGACTTTGTGACGGTATTCCTCAGGTGTTCCGCGTAACTTGTACTCTACTAGGTGTGGACCGTCCGTGTCTACTTTTGGAATTGGCTTATGGAGATATTGCGCACCATGTAATGTGCTTTTCATCCGACGTGAATAGACATTGAATGACCAGCCCATCATGTTCGCCGCATGAGCGACCATCAATCCTGCCGGACCACAACCGAGTATCGCGACGTGCTTAGTCACGCTGGGTCCAAGACATATGGTTCCATCCATGGGAATTGATAGAAAGCATTGTGTGGATTTGCATCAGAATCGAAGTGCGAGCAATCCTCCTGCTCCACTTCAATATGCGGAGTGATCTTCCACACATCGTGTAGGCCATCATTGGTCGTGCCTATAAGCTCCGAGTCGCACCCCACTTCCGTGCCATCTTTGAGGATGAGTCTGAGATTAACCGGCTCAGGCACTGATGGCAGGACGTTATCAATGCTGTCGCTCACTATACCTCCATAGTATAAACGTGGTCTCGATTTCCGGGCATGTACCACGGAGCCCGCGGGTTACCCATGGTATGGCGCCCAGCCTCTTGGATGCCTTGGTTGTGCCAGGAATTGTGGCGATCCCGCCACTCGATGAATTTGGGATCGTCATCACCGTAGCCTATGAACCGATCGCCACATGTATGGCAATCATAACAATGCGCCGGATGTCGGGTGAATCTTTTGCCTAACCTCATTTGGAGTTCCTCTCATTTGGAATAGTGTGCGTTGTTACGGTTTGTTCCGACGGAGACGCACCCCTCCGAAGCCGGGTCAGCGGATATGGGAATCTAACCACCGCTGCTTTGCCCGAGGTATTCCCTCGTTGACGCTGCCGGTCCAGCGCTCCCCTGCAGGGCTCAGAATGGAGGTTCCTCGACTGCATCCAGATTGACGACGTCATCATCTGGCGTGTTGGCGATGATTTCCATCGCATCGATGATCCCGTTGTCATCATCCTCGACAAGTTCGCCTTCGACGATCTCCATGCCAGATGTCTCGTCCTTGGTGACTTGACCGTTGGTCTGGGCTTTCGGTCGATCACCCTTGTATGGGAGATACTGATTGACCTCGGCACGAGGATCACCTTGAAGGTCTGCGCCCATCTTGGTGATGATGCGTACCAAATGTTCACCGGCTGGTGAGCCGATCTGGTACTTGCCGATCGCCTTGATGTGGATGTCCTCTGAGCCATCCCGTCGAGATTCCTTGCGGGCGTCTGGACCGTTTGGCGGCCAGAATGCCGTCTCAACGGCACGCTTGGCTTCGTCGCTACCATCAGTCAGCGCGTGGAGGAATGCGTTCACCTTCGGCGTCTGCGTCTTGATGATATTCAGGCCGTCCCAAATCGGCGCACCGTAGTACGTGTAATTGGGATCACCCAACCCCTCAGAACCTGCTCCGCCGACGACTTCAAGAAGAACAGAGATACGCGGCTTGCCGTGATTGTCTCCCTGGCTCTTGATCGCGCCGACCGTCATGCGCTTGATCTTGGCGACGTAACTGCCCTTCGGCGGGACTGGACCCTCATATTGGGTCATCCCGGCACCCCAGGCCTCATCACCCTTTCCAGTGATGTCCCACTTCAGTTTCATGCTTCATCCTCGCCATCCGCACCGATGCTGACAGTCAGCAATTCGGCGCTATCGGTTGTCCGCAGCGGTTGCTGTGGCTCTGGTTTATCCGGTACGGCTCGTGGCTCTGGTGCCGGCTTGGGACCAGTTTCCAGAAGTTCGCGAACCTGCTTGAGCGACTTGTTGATGGTCTGAGGCTCCAGACAAAGAGTCCGGTCCTTGGCCATAATTGTCTTCGTGTTCTTCCAGGTGATAACCCTCACTTCCCTCCACTTGTCGGTGCCATCTTCGTTCTGGCCATCCTTCATCTTGGCGATGCGCATCTGGCCGAACGACGTCATCCAGCTTGCGACCTGCTTGGCGTACTGCGTACCTTTGCCTTGCATCATCGGAAGCACGACCTTGTTGCCGTCTTCATCTTCCTCATCTTGCTGAAGCGCGGTGAAGAGGCAGTTGACTTCGAGAGCGTTGAACGCCTTGACCATGCGGCGCACTTTCTCGAAGTATGGGATCCAGTCTTGGAGTTGCGGCACGTCTGGATCACGCGATGGGTTGATCCTACAACCTTCCTCCAAGATGTGCCGCATACACATCTGCTGCATCTCAGTTAGCGAGTCGAGAACCACCCAATTGAATGGAATGGTTTCCAGACTAGATAGCCACTTGTAGGCAGCTTGGATGTCCGTCCATTTATGGACTTGCCATTTCTTTGCTGTCGAACCAAGACGTTTGGCTGAAATGGTCCCGTTGTCCTCTGGCGCGACGAACAACACGTCGTCATCGCTGCCGGCGAACACTGTCTTGCCAACGCCCGAATCGGCGTACACAAGAAGATTGACGTATTCGTCCTCATCCTGAAGGCTGATGATATTGGACGGTAACTCTACCATGCTAACTTCTCCATTTCGTCGGGAATTTCTCTCATTTTGATAATGAAGGCGTCTAGTTCATCCACCTTTCCAACAATGTAGTCGGCATCGCCTTTTGATATGCGGCCGAGAGCGGCTAGTCTGAGCACTCTAGCTCTGAAGCTAGATAGCTCATCCCGCCCGCGTTCCTTCAGTCGCGCTACCATCTGTCACCTTCTTTGAATTATCAGCACCTTCCCGGTGGTCTGCGTATGGGTCTATGGGCATCATGGTTGTCTCTCTGAAGTATTCAACATCGCCGCCAGATTCATCTAGCTCACAAAGGTCGAAAAATTTGCAGAAAGCACAATCTTTCTGAGGGGTCTTTAGCAGCGGCATGCGTCCGGTTCGGACATCGTCCATAACACGTGCTTCCTCAGATATACGAACAATCTGTCTCTGTCGCTCTTTGGCAGTACGCGGAACGAATACACGTAAGAAGTTTGGACTACCTTGCTTCTTACTGATCGAACCATCCTTATTAAGCCTCTGACCATTCTCGTCCACAGGCCTGTCGTCAAGCTTTCCCCTCCTTATGAAGTTGAATTCCATTCCAACAATTGATTCCTTGGGGCCAATCAACCCCTGGTGCCGGAGCGCCGTTGTCCCGACAGCGATATATGTGGAAGGTTGCTCATCGAGCGTGAGATGATGCGTCACAATTTCGCGTGCCGTCTTGTGATCGATCATCTTCACTTTCTCGTCATTAAGATCACGAACGCAAAGATCAAAAGTCCCAACGAGGCGCACAATAGGACGATACCCGCGGCTACCCTTTTCTGAGACCAATGGTTTGTACCGCACATCGGGGATAATAACATCAAACCTGCGCTCAGCATCAAGTACATACCAATGAGGGTCGCCGCGATACAGGTCGACATATGCTTCTGCTAAATCCAATCCAAGGTCGTAGAAATCCTCCCACTTTGCTACGTTCTCGTCATTGGTGTAGTCAGTGGTCTTCACAGCTGCAACTACATCGCCGGCCACCTTTGTCCAGGTGTCGGCGGGGTGGGCACCACGTATGGTCCCTGGTTGGTAATACTCAGCCAAACAAACATGAAAGAGCGTGCCCCAGTCGGCTGCCTCTTTCCATTTCTCGACTATTGGTCGGATACGCAGGACATACTCCTGGTACCATGCCCAATTGCATCGCTTGAACGCGGCTCGTTCGGATTGCCGCAATAGCGGTAGTTCTGTTACATCAACCATGCCCAATTCCTGCCATTTTTGATTGCTGTAATTGTTTTTGGCGATACCTCAAAAATGTACGCGATATCAGCATGAGTTCTCCCTGTCTTAAGCATCTCACGTATTTCAAGAACATCTTCTGGAGATAGCTTACGACCGATACCATCATAAATGTGATGGCAGTGATCACAACGAGGCTCATAATCCTTCGGTGATTTGCCTGAAGTATCCTTCCTTTGAGACCAGTCATTAGCTGGTTTAGCGCAATCCACACACTTATATTCGGAGGCTTGGCCTAGCCACCGTATGTTCCTTGAATGAAGTGCTGGGTAACTGGTCATGTTTTTACATCCACATTAACTGGTTTCGCAAGTCCGAGGTAATGCGCCAGATATCCTCCGTGGAGAGCAGACCATTTCTTCCATCCTGGGAGGTATTTATCATACGCTTTACGCCAGCTAATGCGGATCGAGTTCTGCTTCGTGAAGTCTGCTTTTGCTGGATCATTGACGATGTCTGGATAGCGCTCATACAGCGTCTCATGCCAATGTTCCTTTCTGTCAGCAAGTTCATCTTCGCCACCAGCGAAGTCTAGCATCCCGCCAGGTTGGTACCTGGTACCGACTGAGATTGATCTGGTTCCAAGATGAATAAGCCATGGAAAGCCAGCTTGCAGTCCTCTGAGGAACAGATCGCAATCTTCTGCGTATTCAAGGTGCCTGTCATAGTTACCAATTTCAAGCACGTTTCGCACATTGAGGGCGACAAGGCGGAAAGTGCCCGTTGGTAGGAGGATAAGATCATTCCTGTCTTTGATGAGCGCTCCCAGGCAGAGATCGTGATATCCATACCGCGCAGTAATACCCAACACTTTTGAATGCGCGGCACTATCCATAAAGTTACCCATATTAAGATATTTGGGGTTGGGCTTGATATCGTCGTCACAGAGTACAATTGACTTACACCCCCAGCTTGCTGCTAGGTTCACGCAGTGCATGCGCGAGTGGCCAATTCCCCCATTCTCAAACTCCAGCGGATGCACCTGGCAGTCCTCCACTGCGGCGCAATAAGAAAGGGCTTCATCCGGTTCCACAACAAAGTGGGGAGTGAAGCCCTGTGCATGCCATGCCTTGGCAATGACCGGTGCTTGTTCCCATCGACCACGCGAGGGGATGAAGACGTTACGATCCATGGACTGGATCATCCTCATCGTTCCCACATACGGCGCACTCGGTAGCTGCGTATGGCGATTGATCATCCTCGTCACAATCGCAGTTGTCCATGTCCTCTTCACAGTTAGAGCATCGCTCTACCGGCTCGAAGTCATGGTCATACTCGTCATCGTCGGTCGTGTCTGGCTCAAGATCATCAGCCATTTTTTTATCCTCTCGCTGTTGAGTTACCGGGTATTCTGGAGTTCACAGGGCCGTTGGGAGGAACCCCTTCCAACGACCAACGGTCCCTGCGAACACCAGAACACCTGGTACAACCTGGCGCCTTGGTCAGCTTGCTGTAAGCACCAGGTGTCTGGGGCGACATTCACATGCCTGTGTTTGGCGCTGCCGCCGAGCGATCTTATGGGTGCCAGAACACCAGGTACGTGTGGCAAATCGTACCTGGGTTCTGAGATGGTCTTGTTTGGCACCATCACTCCATTGCGGGATTAGAAGCTGGCTTCAGACACCCCGGCTGCGACTGGCTCACCGGCATCGTCCTTGGTCCGCAGACGCCGACGAGTGCGCTGGCCTTCGCCATCGCCGGAAGCAGAGTCGGAGTCGTCACCGTCGGCACCGGAGCCTTCAGCTTCCTTGGCCGCCTTGGCGTCCTCCTTGGCCTTGCGGTCTGCCTCCTTCTTAGCCTCCTTGTCCGCCTTCTCGGCATCCTTCTTGGCCTTGGCGTCGGCACGGTCCTGCTTGCGCTTCTCGGCGTCGGCCTCGCGCTTGACCTTGGCATCGGCGCGTTCCACTTCGAGTTCGGCAGCGTGACCCTTCTGCCACTCGCGGTGATGGATGAAGGTACTGGCCACCTGAGCCTCGCTCACGAAGCCTTCGCCCTCTTTGTCGTTGATGTAAGCCGTGAACGACTTCATCGCAGGGCTGGGATTGTCAACGCTCCAACGGCGTCCTTCAGGCATGATCTCTCCTTTGATCGGTTGATGCCTATCTTTGATTTGGTCTTTCCTTCGACCTGATTCAATCCTACTCTCTCGCGAGCGCGAAGTAAATAGGAAATTCAGTTTATTTTTATGCCGATTTTCCTCCTTGGTTAGCGGCGCTTACGCACCCGCATCTAGAAAGTTCCTGAACTTGGGAGTTCATCTGGTGGACACCTTTCGAGGATTCTCAAGATACACGGTATGCTTACCCCAAATTTCTCAGCTAGTGCTTTCCTGGTATATGTACGACTATTCTTTTGTATGAAAGCAACAGCTTCATCTGATAATTTGGTCTTTCCTCTGAAGGCGTCACCAACTTTCTTTTTCCATTCATTCGTATAATCGCCTTTTATGTTGCAGCTGTGGCACCTTGGTGAATAGTTATCATCATCAAATCTATCACCTACGCGATTCCATGACCAATCAGCTGCTTGTTTATCGCAGTCTTCACAATCAAACATAGTTGCTTTGCCGTAACGCTTCTCCAACTGTTTGTGGAATGTCCTAAGATTCATCGTTTTCTTTTGGCCACTCTCATTTTGGTTACGCGGGCATTAGGACCGCTGTCCAGTCGCGTTGACTTCAGCCCCTGTCGCGCCATCCTTACCTTCAGCATCCTTTCGCGTTCTTCGATTGCTTCCATGTTTACGA